CAACTTTAGAGTTCTTATTATCTACTATAGTATCTTTTTTCTTTTTTATCGAAAACCCAAGTGACGCAGTGGAAGCACTGAAAATACTTGCAATAAATGTCGGGTCAAAATCTACGACCTTTTTACCAGATGGCGGTTCGTAATATGAGAGAGATAATAGCGTTGCCGACCAAAGAAGTACGCAGACTTTGACAATGGTTTCAACTTTACTTGGCTCTTGATCTTCCATAAAAGTTAAGACTCTTGTTTAATACTACCAAGTTAGCTATGTTTGGAAAGTAACACAAGATTATTATGCTGAAAATCTTAAAACCGATACTACTAAAATTCTTTACTACTACTGCTGTAAAGAGATTAGTAGTCGATTTGCTTAGAGCTATATGCAAACAAACTAGCAACACGCTTGATGACAAAGCTGTAGATATGTTGGAGCAACAGTTGTTTCCCAAAATGAACTGATATGAAAGATAATCAGTTTTTTAAGGTTCTTATTAGTAACCCACCGCCAGAAATAGAGTTTGAAATACTACGCAAACAGCGTGAAACACAACAAATGCCAGATGAAGCTATAAGGGCATACTGTTTAGACCTAGTTAAGTACACAAAAATGCAAGATATGCTGCTTACTGCTGCAATTATGCGTATATCAGACTTAGAAGCTAAGATATATCGCTATGAGAAAGGTGTAAGACTATACAAAAAAATCAGAAAACTAAGTTTTTTTGGTAAAATTAAGTATCTTCTATCTGGCAAGACAGATCAGAAGTGATTATATTAATTTAAAACACAGCTAATTATGGATAAAAACTTAAAAGTCCTAAAGAGTTTACACTATGAGTTAGCTAAAGAGTTACTAGATAGAGTTCGTTGTGGAGATGCAAAAGCAGGAGACTTAAACGTAGCTAGACAATTTCTAAAAGATAACGGAGTAGAGTGTATTCCTGTAGAAAACAACCCTATGACAGAGTTAATGAATAACTTACCAGACCTAGAAACTATCCCTCTTACAGATTAATAATTGCAACCCTTACCAAAAAAGCTACAAGACTTTAGATACTTCTTAATTGTTACTTGGAGACATCTAAACCTACCAGACCCTACACCTGTTCAGCTAGACATAGCAGAATATCTACAACATGGTGCTAGAAGAAAGATCATACAGGGGTTTCGTGGGGTAGGTAAGAGTTGGATTACCAGTACTTACGTTGTATGGCGATTAAGGATAGACCCACAACTAAAGTTTCTTGTAGTATCTGCTAGTAAAGACAGGGCTGATAACTTTACTACCTTTACTATGCGTCTTATAAACGAGATGCCTATACTAGCTCCACTAATCCCCAGAGATGACCAGAGAAACAGTAAAGTTAGCTTTGATGTAAGACCTGCTAGTGCAGATCACGCACCCTCTTGTTCTTCTAAAGGGGTCTTATCGCAGCTTGCAGGAAGTCGTGCTGATGAAGTCATAGCAGATGACTGTGAAGTACCTAATAACAGCTTTACGCAGCCTATGAGAGACAAACTAGGCGAAGCTGTAAAAGAATTTGAAGCGATACTAAAACCAAATGGCAAGATTACATTCTTAGGTACACCACAAGTAGAGAACAGTTTGTACCTAACACTAGAAGAACGTGGCTATGAAACACGAATATGGACAGCTAGATACCCAGAACTAAAAAATAACTACGGAGATCGCCTTGCTCCACGTATTGCTAAGAACCTCCTAGAAGGCTCTGTACAGCCTAAAGACCCTGTTGACCCTGTTAGGTTCTCTGCTGTTGATTTGATGGAACGTGAAGCGTCTTATGGCCGATCTGGGTTTAATCTACAGTTTATGCTTGATACAACCCTCTCAGATCAAGATAGATACCCCTTAAAAATTAACGACCTAGTAATTATGTCGGTCAATAAAGAATACGCACCTGAAAAAGTTATATGGTCTAACTCTCCTGAGTATGTAATTACTGATTTACCCTGCGTTGGGTTCAATGGCGACAGGTATCATAGACCTGCACAAGAGTTTGGAGACTACATTGAATACACTGGGTCAGTGCTTTTCGTTGACCCCTCTGGTACTGGAAAAGACCAGACAGCTATATCTTGCGTAAAGATGCTAAATGGTAACTTATTCGTCACAGAATGTCTTGGTTTATCAGGTGGTTACTCCGATAGAGTCCTAGAACGTATCGCAAGAGTTGCTAAACATAACAATGTTAACAAGATTATTGTAGAACAAAACTTTGGTGGAGGTATGTTTTCACAGTTACTTAAACCATTTCTTATGAGATACCACCCTTGCGAAGTAGAAGACGTAAGAAATACTAAATCTAAGGAAATGAGAATCATTGATACCCTTGAACCTGTAATGAACTCGCACAGACTCATTATTGACCGCAAAGTTATGGAAAATGACTTTAGATCAAACCCTGATGACACCCCTGAAAGAAGACTTAAACTACAACTTGCCTACCAAATATCAAGACTTTCTAGAAACAAAGGTTCTTTAGTACATGATGACCTTGTTGACTCACTAGCAGGTGCAGTTGGCTACTGGACAGAGTATATGGCTCAAACTGAAGACATGAATATCGCTAAAAGACACGAAGAACTAATTAATACACACCTAGAAAACTGGGGTCACGTTCTTAATAACACTGTTTCACAAGCTGCTATGGGTATGACTCCTCAACAAATTAGGAACTCCTCTGTCTCTGACAGTGGTTTCCTCGATAATCTTTAATTAAAGCCTAGTATAGGAGAATGTAATACCTCTCCTCGCACTAAGATTACATTAGGATTATCTGGGTGGCGTCTATCACTCTGTACAAAGATAATTCTATGTAGTCTTACACTAGGAAAAAATTTGGCGAAAAAATCTGAAAGGGTAATAGCATATACGTAGGACTACTTTACCCCTATCGAATTTTAATTTTTTTTCTAATTTATTAAAAAATAATCATTAATAATAAAAAAACCTAGTGATAGCAGTGGTTTTAAGAATATTATTACTATTCTTAAAGGGATTTACTAGGATTTTTTTAATTGTTGCCTTTTATTTGTTTCCTTAATCGGTAGGGGGTAGGGGTCATTAAATAGGATTAACCAATGGACTATATAAGGGGGTCAATATAGGGGGTCAATAGGACACTAAAAGAGAATAAAAAAAGGATATAAAAAAAGGCTAGTAAACACTAAGATAATCTAATTGTTACAGAATGTAAACAATGAATTTAGTCAGTGATAGCAAGGGAAGTCAGACTAATTTGAAAAAGGTTGTTGACAGTTTCAAGAAACACTTGTTAGAGTGTGTTCAACGAGTCAAGCAAGACTTGTTTAACTTTACCAAAACCAATTAACCAAAAGTTTTTATGAACAAAGTAAAAATAGGCTCTAACATTTATGAGTCTAAACTAGGCAACGGATCAGTTTTTTTCTGGTCATACAATACAATAGTTGCCGCTTACCTAGTCAATGAGGGCTATGTAAGAACTGAGATGCACCATAGTAAGACTACTACTAGGCAACTTAACAAGTGGCTATCAGGCCTTAAATACAAGACTGTATCTCAACAATTCTTAGATAGCTTTATCTATTGCGACTAACTACCTAACCTTTACCAAAAACTTAACTATCATGTCTGAAATTTTAATCTCAACTAGGGTTGCCTACGGAACTACATACGTTGATGTAGTCAATGATGACCAAAGAATACCGCTACAGTCTTTGACTGGTAACAGTACTCTCACTCAAAGTAATATTAATGCTCTCAAGAAACTAGGATTTAGTTTCAAGTTGCAAGCTACTACACCTGACATTGACTTTTAACTATGTACTCTCACGAAAAAACTAAGGCATTTTATGACACTGAATTTAATGTCAAGCTAACTGGTTCAATGTTGATAGAGTTATTATGGCACTCTCAACAGTTCAAAGAAAACCACCCAAGATATTGGGATTATAAAGACCCTGACCATTGTCAAGCATACTGTGATGAGTTCAGTGACATGATCGCTAGACTTAAACAGCCACAGCAAACCTTTACCATTGATTAACTATGACTAACTTCAAAGAATTTATTGACTATGTTCTATCTTTCTATGGTGCAGGTCAAATCTATGACCAACAAAGAACTAGGGAACAAATCTCATACGCTACCTTGATCTATCTTGACAGGATAGCTGACAATAAAAACCCTGACTACAAACATTATCGTTATTGGTCTTGGGGTGGTGGAGATTCCCTAGATAGAGAGAGAGTTAGAGACATAATGAATGAAGTCTATAACGATTCCTTAGAGCCTACTAGATAGGCTCTCAAGAATCCTTACAAGATTCTACAAACCAAAACTACTTTACCAAAAACAATGACCCAAACAACTGTCAAAAAACAAACTACCAAAGAACCTTACAATCCTGATAAGGGGGTTCAAGAATTAGCTGATAAGCTGATCTCACTAATGGAAAAAGGTTGTAATCCTTTCCGTAAAGAGTGGACACCTGAAGCTGACCACATGAACTTTACCACTGGAGAATACTACCAAAATGGTAACTTGATATGCCTTGAGATAGATAAACTCGCACAAGGTTTTGAACACCCTTACTGGTGCGGTTTTAAACAGGCTCAAAAATGGGGTCTAAAAATCAAAAAAGGTAGCAAGTCAGCTATCATTCTTAGACCTATCACAATCAACGATAAGCGACTAGATGATGATGGCCAACAAATAGAAACAGGTGCTAGATTTACTATCTTTAGACCTGTGCGAGTGTTCAATATAGCCTGTTTCGTAGGTTCAAATCCTGAGAATCAGAAAAAGCTAGACAATAGAATAGCTGAGCTACAAAAACAACATGAAGCTACTAACTTTGAGCCACTAGATGACAGGTTAAAGCGTGTACATGACATAGTTGTTACCAACTACATTGATAAGCACCTTAAAAACTTCAGTCACAAAGGGGATAGAGCATACTATGACGTACTCTTTGACGAGATCGTAGTTCCCGATAGAACTAGGTTCTCTAATAACGAGAATTACTACGCTGTAGTTATGCACGAAGCCTGTCATAGCAGTGGTTCTCAAGAGAGACTAGCGAGACAAGGCATAGTAAAAGCCTGCGGATTTGGCTCTGAACTTTATGCCGAGGAGGAGATCATCACAGAATGTGCAGCGTTTTTACTAGCTAGAGAGTTGAAAGTCAGCACCACTGATGACCAACACGCTAGTTACCTTAAGAACTGGATTAGTAAACTCAGGAAAGAACCCAAGTTTATTAACACTATCTTAGGACAATCAGTAAAAGCTAAGAACTTTATCCTAAACCCGATAGTTGACAAATCCGATAACACATGATAGAGTGTTATCAGAACCACTCTTATTAGCCCTTGATTCAGGGGCTAGTATGAGTGGCTCACAAAGAGTCACTCAGTTGTAAACGCTTTACTTCTATTAACTATGGAATTACAATTCCCACAATCCTCTCATCATTCAGGTTTAAGAATGATGCTTCGCAACCCACACCCTAACAAGGAAAGGCATGGCGACTGTGGTACAAGGGCTATATGTTTAGCCTACGACCTTGACTATAAGGAAGTCTGGGATAGGGCAACCTATTACAAACGGAGAGATAGTTACTACTATGACCAATGGGGTCAACGTAGAAACAGTATGCGATCAGCCGACTGGGGTCTAAGTAAGCAAGACTTATTGGCAACACTAAGGTACTTCGACCTTGATGTTACATACGTCAGCCTTACTGGATATGACAACAAAGACAAGTCAACGTGGTTGTACTTTAATCAGAACAATTTACCTAAGACTTGTATAGCTCATATCCCTAGCCACTGGGTTGCTGTAAGAGATGGGGCAATCTGGGATACCTACGATAGTAGAGGTAAACGACCCAGAAAACTTAGAGGTTATGTATGTCTCAAGACAGACAGATTACCTAACCACTAAGGGTCACAACTACAGGGGCATAGTGTAAAAGCTATGCCCTTACTAACCAAACAAAAGGAGTCACATGACTAACAGAAAAACAATTACATCAAAAGATTTTAAGATGGTCTTTTACATTAATGACAATCGAGACTTTTGTTGTACATCACTAGATACTCAAGACCCAACAGTACATTATGTCTCAAGTTGGATAGCTCGCACAACAAAGTTATTAAGTGAGAGTGAGAAAGCTGTAAATCTTGAACACGTTTTTGAAATCTATGAACACTTAGTAATAGTCTCAATGGGCGGTTACAGTTCGTGGGTAGATCAGCAAGTCAGCATTAAAGATGGTGCTGATACTAAACAAACACAACCTTTACCAAACCAATGAAACTAAACGACCTAATCAAACAAGTCAATGATGAACACTGGCCACCAGAACTAGATCAAGACTTTAAAAATACAGTTGATAAAGACGCTATTAAAAAGCTAAAGAAAGATCAACTAAAACAAGTGTCAGATATTCTAAATAAAATAGATTATTGACAACCTAAAAACATTCGGGCATACTTAACTAAGGGTATGCCCTACCCTATCAACCAAACAAAAGGAGTCACATGAAAACTTCACTAACAACAATCGTACTTGACGCTATCGAGTTTGAGCTAGATGACCAAGAGTACTGTAACGGACTAGACAATTCAGGGTGGTACAACTGGAATGATAAAGAGAAATTCCAGTGGTGCTATAACCTATGGTTCTCAAGTGCTAGACCTAACACAACATCAATGCGAACTACTTTAGATGAGTGGCTCGCAGGTTTACCGATAGCTCTACCCTACATGAATGACAACATCAGGGCTATGGGTCACGACCCTTACACATTCTTTCTTGACTGTGCCTGTGAGATTATTAATCAAGCAGGGTGGGAACATATAGAGTTCAAGAACATTCAGTATCCTGAACTAGCAAGACAACCACTCAAGGGTTATGTAAGAAAAGACCGACCTGAAACTTTAGAGGGCGAGTTCATACCTAACTTTCACGATTAGGTATGAAGCACCGCAAACCCTCGCAAACTCTTTGGGAACTAGAGTCTATCTATGATCGCCTTAGTAGGATTACAGGCACACAACCAAAGGATTACTGGCGAACCCTACCTACTAGGGAAGCTATCACAATTCTCAAAAGAGAAATTATTAAAACAACTTTATCCATTAAGGAGTCACAACAATGAGAAAACACACTATCACTGTCTATTCCAACAGCGAGTATTCACTTCACGAAATACTAAGAGATACCAGTTGGGATATTACTAAACAAGTTTTCGATAGAGAAGACAAGACCAAACAAAAGTTTGAAGGACACATTGAAGTCGAGAGAGAGTATATGCTATCCGACTATGATGGCAAGAAAGAAAATCCTAATTGGAGATTCTCAGGTAATCAGGACACAGTTTCTAGGTGGACTAGCGAGGTAGTACCTGACGAAGAATATATAAACTTTCAAGACCCTAATAATTATGTGAGGTATTAGTAATGGAGTATGAAATTAAACAAGTACTTATGCAGGACAACATAGGTATTTATGAAGCTTACTTTCTTATAGATTATAAGAACTGTAAGATAAACAAATTTGGCATAGAAGAAAAAGCTAAAGACTTAGCTGTAAAGAGAGGTCTTGTTAAATGAGTATATGCCCTAACTGTAGGAGTCTCAATACTAAAAATCTTGAGACTCGATTCAGGAGTGGTAAGCCTAACCCTATCAATAAGAACAAGGCTAACATTCCATACACTTCAAGGCGAAGAGAATGTATTGACTGTGGTAAAAGATACACTACAAGAGAATACAATATCGTTGATCTTATTGCCTTTGCAAAACTGCCAGAGCTACAAAGGATTGATGACCTTATGCCTTGATGAACACAAGAGAAAAGATTGACTACGCACAAAAGCGTATCAAAGAACTAACCACCCTTATTAACCTTTGGAGTCACAATGAAAAAGAAAGTACCAACACTCAAGGAAGCTGCTCGCACAACTTACAAGAGAAGAAAGAACGGAGATGTATCAGCTAAAGATTTTCTTACTAGCATGAGACACAATGTTCAAGCGTTAGGAGACATACCAGTAAACAAGATTACTACCAGTCTTATTAACAAGATGAATGACTACAACAAGTCACGACCTAACTGTAATGAAGTAGTCAACAAGAAGATGGGTCATCTCAAGCTAGTGTTAGAAGACTGTAGAGATGATGGGTATATAACTATGCCTGAGTTTCCTAAAGCTAGGCGAGTCAAGAAGAACAAGAAGGTACACTACCTGACTGCTGATATGGAAAGAGAACTCATGTCTTACCTGACTTGCTTCAACCACCACGAACACCGAGATGTGTTCAAGTGTTTGATTGATATAGGTTGCAGGGTCATGGAACTACTGACACTTGAAAAAAGATTTGTTGACTTTGACAAGAATCAAATTACATTCCAGTACAGGAAGAACGGAAGACCTAA